AATCTACCAGGTTTCTTTTTGATTACAAAAAGTTTATTAAATACTGCCTCAACATATTCTCGCATTATATATGTTAATACAGCAATTAATCCAATTTGTAAGTAAACCTCAAGTAATACAATAAATCTGTGTTTCTTTTTATCTTCTTTAGGCATTACTCTTTCTAATGTTTTACCTATTGTAACACCAATTGATAAGAATATAATAGCATATGCAAAAATCCAAAAAGCATAATCCCAATAAATTATTTTTTCTTTAAACATTTTATTTTAATAACATATTTAAATTTAATTAAATTTAAAATGTTTAAATTTTACAAAAAATATATAAATTCTATTTTAAAAATGAATCAAGAAGAAGTACATATAAATGATATAACAAAACTAGTTGAATTCGTTTTTGTAGAAAATACTGGAAATAATAGAATGTTAATAGAATCTAGCGATTTTAAAGACTCTCGCGATTTATACTTCTTTTGTATTGAATTAACAATGAAAGGTTTATCATATCTATATGGTGATGAAAATGGTAAAGTTGATATTGATACTTTATCAATGGAACAAATAGAACATGTTAAAAACAAGTTAGCAAATGCTGCATTAGAATTACTATTAGATATAGAACAAACAGAAACAAATGAAACAGATAATAATAGAACAGAAATAGTTTATGATATTCCTTACAATGATTTGCAAAAAAATACAAAATTAGAAGAATATTCCTTAAAAATAATTAAAAATAATATAAAATATATTTTGAGATTCAAAATTATGGATTATTATTAAATTTAATTAAATTTAAATTTAATTAAAATTTGAAAAAATGAAATTTAATTAAAAATTATATAATTTAAATTTAATTAAAATTATGTCAGAATCATCCTCTACTGATTCAGATAATTCCCTTGATAATTATAACTATTATAATGAACCTGATGAATTAATATCTAATAGTTCTCAATCACAAGATGAATCAGATAATGAAACAGATAATGATTCAGATAATCAATCAGTTAGTTCAATATCTGATAATGAATTATTTGTATGTGAAAAATGTAATAAAACATTTAGTATTGTAAAAGATTTAATCTTTCATAAAAAATATAATTGTAATAAAACAGATAATAATAATAATTAATATATAAAAATACATATAAATTTTTTATTATTATTTATTTAAAATGAATTCTATACTATCAATTACATCAATTGATGGAAGATATAGGAGTATAACACATGATTTAGAGAAGTATTTTTCAGAATATGGTTTATTTAAATATAGAGTTAAAGTAGAAATTGAGTATTTAATAAAATTATGTGAAACCCTAAATATCTCTATTAATAACGAATATCTAAAATCAATTATTAATAATTTTAGTAAAGATGAATGTATGAAAATAAAACAAATTGAAAGTAAAACTAATCATGATGTTAAATCTGTCGAACTCTATATTGGTAATAAATTAAATGAAATTAAAGATTATCGTAAAAATTTAATTCATTTTGGTCTTACTTCACAAGATATTAATAATGTTTCAATATCTTTAAGTATTAAAGACTATTTATCGGAATTATATATAAAAAATATTAATAAAATTATAAATTTTATTAATCAAAGAGAGACTGAATGGAAAGATATAGTAATGATAAGCAGAACACATGGACAACCAGCAGTTCCAACAACAATGGGTAAAGAATTTAAAGTTTTTTCATATAGATTAGAAAAAGAATTAAACAATTTACAAAAAATAGAAATTTATAGTAAATTTGGAGGAGCAGTTGGTAATCTAAATGCTCATTTTCTATCATATCCAGACATTGATTGGGAAAACTTTGCAAATACATTCTTAAATAGTATAGGATTAAAAAGAAATCAATTTACAACGCAAATTGATAATTATGAAAGTTTATCAATTGTATTTGATAATATCAAAAGAATAAATACTATATTAGTTGATATGTGTAGAGATATTTGGACATATATATCAATGGATTATTTAAAACAAAAAATAAATAAAGAAGAAGTTGGTAGTTCAACTATGCCACAAAAAGTGAACCCTATAAATTTTGAGAATGCTGAAGGAAATTTATTAATGTCTATAAATATGTTAGAATTTCTTTCTAGAAAACTACCAATATCAAGACTTCAAAGAGATTTAACAGACTCTACCGTATTAAGAAATTTAGGATTAGTATTTGGTTGGTGTGAAATCGCATATCATAATATTAATGTAGGATTACAAAAAATAAATATAAATCAAGAAAAAATAACTAGTGATAATAATGGTAATTTATCTGTTTTAACAGAGGGTTATCAAACAATGTTAAGAAAATGGGGTGATCAAAATGCATATGATAAACTAAAAGGATTGAGTAGAACAAATAATAAATTAACACAAGATGATTTAGATGATTTTGTTAATTCGTTAGATTTAACAGAAGATAAAAAAAACGAATTAAATAAAATAAAAATTGAAAATTATATAGGAAATAGTAATATATATTTATAAAATTATTTTAATTAAATTTAATTAAAATGTTACAGCAGAAAAAATTAGATGATTTTTTTAATATTAAATATAAAAATAATAAAAAAAATAAAATTATGAATTCTACACCAAATAATACACCTGATTATGGGTCATTCAATAGCACTGGTATTATAAATAAAATAAACTCTTTCCAATTAAATGATACTATTCAGAATAAAATACCAAAATATATACTAAGATTTGATGGAGCAAGTAGAGGAAATCCAGGACAATCTGGAGCAGGTGCAGTATTATATAAAAATGATAAAGAAATATGGAGTGTTTCTAGAAATCTGGGAATACAAACTAATAATTATGCAGAATGTTTTGCAATGACATTAGGTATTGATAAAGCATCTGAATTAGGTATTAAAAATTTAATTGTTGAAGGAGATAGCATGTTAATTATAAATCAACTAAAAGGTAAATGGAAAATAAAAAATAATGATTTAAAAAATTTACATTTATCAATTGTAGAAAAATTAAAACATTTTGATAGTATTATATATAAACACATTTATAGAAAATATAATAGTAGGGCAGATGAACTAGCAAATATTGGAATTACTGGAATATTATAATGAATCAATATTATCTTTTATACTATTCTCTCTTAAACTATAATTAGTAAAATCATCATTTAAATCATTACTATTAAATTGTCTTTTTGAGTATCGGTTTGTTTTTAATTTTTTTATTCTTATTTTTTCTTGCAATATTTCTAATTGTTCATCTAATGATAGAATATGATTATTACTTAATTCTTCATATCTTTCATGTGCTCTATACATGTCAATATTATAACCATAATGCTGTGTGTTTCCTAAAATATTCTCTAATGTTGTTAATTCCATATCTTGTACATCCCAAAAGTTAATACTATATTTTTTTGTATAACATTTTGTATCAACATTAGTAGAATTAAGTTTAATTCCAATTGAAGCAAATTTATTCGAAATTTTAATCATTTTTGTAATTATTACTTTATGATGAGTATTATTACTAATTTCATAACATATTTGTTTAGCACCTCTTAATCTGTTATCAAGCCTTATTTGCAATGATTCATTATTTTTATAATATTCATAAGAATATCTATTTGACCTATTTAATATTTCTTTAACAATATCATCAACTTCTTTTTTACAATATGAATACCAAAATGCTCTTCTTTCACATGAATCAAAATAAAAACTTGATCCATTATTCTCAAAATTTTTACATCCTTCAATACCAATTGATTTATTAGAAGTTTCATTTGTAGAATACTGAAATTCACTTTTTAGATCTTTAACACCTATATTCGCGTTTTTATCACTATTTTTTTCAGTATTATGAACATTTGTATAACTCCATCTCATACTTTTAAGACCAAAGAATGAAAATAAATAAACAAAAAAATCATAATTATAATCTTCAGAATATCTTATAAAATTATCATAGGTATAATATCTTATTCTTGTTTCATTATAATCATCAAGTTTAAAGTAAAGTTCATTAAATTTTGCTTTACCATTATTAAATTTATATATTTCATTAATACTATTTAATTCATCTTGTGTATAATAAAAATAACTTATATTTCTTTTCTTTAATTTTTTTTCTGCAGTTTTTAATTTATTAAAATTACTCATTTTATACCAACTCCAACTATTATTAATTTGATTAATAATTTGTTCTTTATCAAAAAATATAATAGTATCAGGTGAAGATAAAATCTTTGCTCTGCTATTTAAATAACTAACAATTAAATCTGTAATTGGCGATGTTTTCCCCATTATATTTATTTAAATTTAATAAATATAAATTAAAAATTAATAATTTTAATTAAACTTTAAATTAACAATTTTGTTCATATGCAATATCATCATCATATAAAGAATACGGTTTTGGAAATATAAAATTTATAAAAAATTTACAAAATTTATAAAAAATCTGTTTATACCAATATATATTTAATAAATAAATTACAATAAATATTAAAACTTGTCTATATAAATAAAATTGTGATGATATTACCATATCATAATTATTTATAAATTGATATTCTGCATATGGTAATTGTATCACTCTGAAAATAGAATAAGTTATAAAAAAATTCATTGATATTATTTTTGATAATAAAGAATTTTCACTAATTTTTGATTTAAGTAAAAACCATCTTATATCTAAAAATATAGTACTTAATTCTGTTGTTAAAAACCATACTAAATATCCTGAATATATTTCATAAATTAATGTATATAATATTGAATATAAAACAATAAAATGATGAACATTATATTCATTTCTTTTTCTTGTAATAACCTTAAAATTAATAATATATAAATCGTAAATAAAGTATGAAATAGCATATAAATATATTACAACATCAAAATCACTTAATCTATTATATGTATTTATATCACGTTGTGATATATTTATAAAAGACGATACACCTAATATAGTATTACTTAATAATGCAATGGAATAGTTTTTCCATGATTCTCTCTCAATTGGTTGTGATCTTAAGTATTCCACATTATAACATAATAAATTATGTGATTTATTATGCAATATTAATAAAAATCCTGTATTAAATAATACATAAAAAACATAAAAAATATTAAACAT